GAATGTTAACTTAATACACGTAATGTTATAAATAACATAAAAGGATTTTAAAATGGCAGCTCCTACATCACGTGCAACTCTTATAGACTATTGTAAAAGACGTCTAGGTGAACCGGTTATCGAAGTCAATGTTGATGAAGACCAACTGGAAGACCGAGTAGACGAAGCTTTACAGTATTATCGTGAGTTTCATTCTGATGCCACTATAAGAACATATCTTAAACATCAAATTACTGCAGATGATGTTACTAATGAATATATTACATTAGCTAATAATATTATTTTTGTTTCGAAAATGTTTCCACTCTCAAGTTCATTTAATAATTCTAGAAACTTTTTTGATATTAAGTATCAAATGATGTTAAACGATATTGCAGACTTAATGAACTTTGCTGGTGATTTAGCATACTATGAACAAATGCAACAATATCTTTCTTTACTTGATATGAAATTAAATGGTACTCCACAAGTTCAGTTTTCAAGAAGACAAAATCGATTATATATTTTTGGAGATTTTGCTGATGGTGATATTAAAGAAGGTGATTATATTGTAGCAGAAGTTTATACTGAAGTAAGTGAAACTGAACACACATCAATATTTAATGATATGTTTGTAAAAGAATATACTACTGCATTAATTAAACAGCAGTGGGGTCAAAACTTAATTAAGTTTGAAGGCATGCAGTTACCCGGAGGAGTCATTTTAAACGGAAGACAAATATATGATGATGCAACTGGAGAGATTGCAACTCTCAGAGAAAACTTGAGATTAGAACACGAATTTCCACCCGATTTTTTCTGTGGATGAAAAATAATGTATATTATTTACAAAACTACAAATATTATCAACAAAAAAATATACGTAGGAATTCATAATTGCTCACGTCCAAATTATCTTGGTTCAGGCACAGCTTTAAATTTATCAATAAAAAAGTATGGAAAAGAAAATTTTAAAAGAGAAACACTATTTCAGTTTAATACTTTAGAAGAAGCTTTAGCTAAAGAGACAGAAATAGTTAATGAAGATTTTGTAAATAATAAAAATACATATAATTTGACAGTTGGAGGTGGTATGCCACCGATATTGTATGGTAACACTCACAAACTTGGCATAAAAGATTCAAAGGAAACTAGAGAAAAGAAAAAACAATCATTTGCTAAATCTAAAAAACACGCAGTTCATTTAAAAAACGTCAGCGATGAAACCAGGAAAAAAAGAAGTGAAATAGCTAAAAAAAGAAATGTTGCTGGATGGAATCCAATGAATAATTTAGAAAGTAGAATGAAAGTAGCTAAAACTAAAATAGGTCTTAAAAAACTTACTAAAAACGGTATAGCTAAAATGGCCATGCCTGATTCAGAAAAATGGCATAATCTTATAGAAAACGGATTTAGTTGATGGCAACTAATTTATATTTCAGTCAAAAAGTACGATCAGAACAAAACCTCTATGAAGATATAGTTATTGAGGCGCTTAAGACCTACGGTCAAGACACGTACTATTTACCACGCGATCTTGTGAATGAAGATAGAATACTTGGAGATGATCCAGTATCAAGTTTTAATTCATCACATATGATTGAAATGTATATTGAGAACACAGAAGGCTTTGAAGGAGAAGGTGATCTTTTTACAAGATTTGGTGTAGAAATACGAGATGAAGCAACATTTATAGTATCAAGAAGAAGATGGGCAGATGCTGTACAAAGATATGATAATGAGATTACTGTTGAAAGACCGGTAGAAGGTGATGTAATATATCTTCCTTTAAGTAAATCTTTCTTTCAAATTATGCATGTAGAGCACGAACAACCATTTTATCAGCTAAGTAATTTACCTGTTTATAAAATGAGATGTCAACTTTATGAGTACACTGGCGAAAATATGGATACTGGTGTTGATGTGCTTGATGATCTTGAAGCTAAATATGCGTACAAATATATTCTTTCATTAAATAATACAAGAGACAGTGCACAGGCAACTGCAACGTTGAGTGCTGGTGCATTACAAAGTCTGACAATTACTGATAGTGGCAGTAATTATTTTGTAGTTCCTACGGTAACTGTTATTGATTCAACTGGAGTTGGAGCGGCTATAGTTGCTGCAATAGATAGTAATAATGGTAAAGTTAATAGTCTTACAATTACAAATCCTGGAACTAGTTATACTAATCCTACAATAAAATTTTCAGAACCTTCACCTACAACTTTTCAAGTTGGTGAAACTATAACATCTCTAAGTGGTGATACAATAATGCGTGGAGAAGTTGTTAAATATTCAGATTCAGATGATAAAGTTCATATTATTCATGCTGGTGCTGATGATGGTAAGTATCATACGTTTGGTGTAAATAAAAAAGTTGTAGGTTTAACAACAGGAGCAGGTGGCATAATTACATTAGTAGTAGAAGATAATCAGTTATCAGGAAATGAACAAAATGAAGATTTTTCAACCGGTGCAGATTTTATTGATTTCAGTGAATCTAATCCATTCGGCGATGTGAGTAACAACTAATGTTTGGTGGACACTTTTATCATTCAAAAACAAAAAAAGCAGTTGCTTTGTTTGGCAGGTTGTTTAATAATATTTATGTTATAAGACAAAATTCTGCAGGAGCAGTTATAAGCCAACTAAAAGTTCCATTATCGTATGCACCTAAGCAAAAATATTTAGAAAGAATACGAGAAAATCCAAATCTAACAGAAGATACTCAAGTTGCCATTAAACTTCCAAGAATGTCATTTGAAATTGTATCTCTAACATATGATGCTCAAAGACAGTTAGCTAAAGTTGGAAATTTTACTACAAATTCATCAACAGGTGAAATAAATAAAAGACAAAAGTTTTTTAATCCAGTTCCTTATTCAATAAATTTTCAATTAAATGCATATGCTAAATCACAAGATGATGCGTTACAAATCGTAGAACAAATACTTCCTACATTTAATCCACAATATGCATTAACTATTAAACCATTCGCAACTGAGTATCCTAATTTTAAAGAAGATGTACAAATTATAATACAAGGTGTTTCTTTTTCAGATGATTTTGAAGGAGCAATGGAACAAAGAAGAACAATAATTTACAGTTTGGACTTTGAGATGAAGATAAGTTATCATGGTCCAATTGCAGACACCAGCATCATACGTGATGCTCGAGCAAAGATATTCGACATCAATGCGGGACTTAGAGATTCTGATATAGGATTAGAAACAATAGTTGTTACACCTAATCCAGCAGACGTTATAGGTTTAGATGACAGTACCTTTGGATTTTCAACAACAATTTTAGATAGTGCGAGTTAACAATGTATGAATATAGATGTAAAGTAATAAAGATAATTGATGGCGACACAGTAGATGTTGATATTGATTTAGGATTTGGTGTATGGTTACGTAATGAGCGAATAAGATTATATGGAATTGATACACCAGAATCAAGAACAAGAGACTTAGAAGAAAAAAAATATGGTTTAGCTGCAAAGAAATTCTTAACTGGAATGCTAGATGATGAAGGCGGTATTATTCTCAAAACACAAAAAGATGCAGAAGGTAAGTTTGGTAGAATATTAGGTGAGTTGTGGAGAACAACAAACTATGCCGATCAATCTATTAATGATTACATGATTGAAAAACATCACGCTGTAAGATACTATGGTCAATCAAAAGATGACATAGAAAATGAACACATTAAAAATCGTGGATTGGTAACTTTACATGAGTGATAAAAAAGATATGGAAAAGTTTTTTCCGCCTGAAGAAAAGAACATTGATAATGATTACAAATATTCTCGAGATACTTACTACGAATTAGTCGAAAAGGGAAAGCAAAGTCTTGAACTTATGATGGAGGTTGCACGAGAAAGTGAGCATCCACGCGCATTTGAAGTCTTATCTGGTATGATAAAAAATATTTCTGATGTTAACGATAGATTAATGGATCTAAATAAAAAGAAAAAAGATATTGACAAGAAAGAAGAAGTCAAAAAGATTGCAAACACAACAAATAATCTTTTTGTAGGTTCTACGACTGAGCTTCAAAAGCTACTAAAGAATGAATCGGAAATAGTGAATGTCACTCCAAAACAAGAATGAAAACTATCTAGGCAATCCTAATATCAAAAAAGACGGTATTACTTCTAACTTCACCCAAGAAGAAGTTTTAGAGTATGCTAAGTGTATGAAAGATCCTGTTTATTTTGTAGAAAAGTATGCAAAGATTATTTCTTTAGATAGAGGATTAGTTCCATTCAAATTGTATCCGTATCAAAAAAGAATGTTTAAACAATTCGAAGAGAACCGGTTTAATATAGTTCTTGCTTGTAGACAATCAGGTAAATCAATATCAGCTTGTGGATATTTACTCTGGTTTGCATTATTTCAATCAGAAAAATCAATTGCGATTTTAGCTAATAAAGGCGCAACTGCAAGAGAAATGTTAGCAAGAATTACAATAATGCTTGAAAACATACCATTCTTTTTACAGCCAGGATGTAAAGCTTTAAATAAATCGAATATAGATTTTAGTAACAATAGTAGAATTATAGCTGCAGCAACTACCGGATCTTCTATTCGTGGTCTTTCAATTAACTTATTATACTTAGATGAATTTGCATTTGTTGAAAGAGCTGCAGAGTTTTATACTTCAACATATCCTGTTGTTTCTTCTGGTGGAGATACAAAAATTATAGTGACTTCAACTGCTAATGGAATTGGCAATACATTTCATAAGATATGGGAAGGGTCAATTCAAGGTGTGAATGAATATAAAAACTTTAGAGTTGATTGGCATGATGTACCTGGAAGAGATGAAAAGTGGAAAGAAGAAACTATTAATAATACTTCACAAATTCAATTTGATCAAGAATTTGGAAACACGTTTTTTGGAACAGGTAATACATTAATTAATGCACAAACATTATTAGAATTAAGAGCAACACCACCTAAAAAATATTTAGAAGGTGGAGATTGTTTAATTTATAAGGAACCTGAAAAAAATCATGAATACATTTTAGTTGCAGATGTATCAAAGGGAAGAGGACAGGACTATTCTACCTTTAGTCTGATCGATATTAACGTTCGCCCTTTCGAGCAGGTGGTTGTGTATCGCAATAATACTATCTCGCCATTGCTCTTCCCTAATATTATATATAAGTATGCTAATGTCTACAACAAAGCTTATTGCATTATTGAATCAAATGATCAAGGATCCGTTGTTTGCAATGGTTTATATTATGATTTAGAATATGAAAATGTACATGTTGAGTCTGCGATAAAAGCAAATGCTGTTGGTGTTGATATTAATAGAAAATCAAAGAGATTGGGTTGTAGTGCGTTAAAAGATCTTTTAGAGAATAATAAATTAAAAGTTGTTGATGAACAAACAATATTAGAAATATCAACCTTTGAGGCTAAAGGTCAAACATACCAAGCTGCAGTTGGTAACAATGATGATTTAGTTATGAATCTTGTGATGTTTGGTTATTTTGTGTCTTCATCATACTTTTCAAACTTAACCGACATCAACATTAAAGAAATGATTTTTAAACAAAAGCTTAAAGAAATAGAAGAAGACATAGTTCCTTTTGGATTTATTGATGATGGTAGTGAACATGTTAATAGAATAGAACCAAGCGAAGATCACCCATGGGCTATAGAATATGATAGAAATCTTTAATATTATAAATAATGGTAACACTTGAATATTCGTATAATGTTAACCGTATAAAAGAATGAGGAAAATAGAATGGCACTCTCTACACCGTCCGAATCACCTGCGGTTGTTGTCAAAGAAATAGACCTGACTGGTGGCGTGCCTAATGTCCAGTCAACTACAGGCGCAACTGTAATACAATCAACATGGGGACCAGTCGAACAAAGAGTTAAACTTAGCACAGAACAACAGCTAGTTGACGTCTTTGGTGCACCAGACTCCGCAACAACTTTTTCATTTCATAGAGCTAATTTCTTTTTGAAATATTCTAACTCACTTCAAACTGTGAGAGTAATTGATACTAATGCAAAAAATGCTGTATCAACTACAGGTCAAACTGCGGCCGCATCTCCACCAGCTGAAGTTGTTAAAAATTTAGCAGACTTTACTTCACAATTGTCTGGATTAGATTCAGATCTGCATACCTTTGTAGCTAAATACCCAGGAACACTTGGTAATAGTTTACAAGTTTCTTTGTGTCCATATTCAGCAGGTGACTCTGCATTTGAAACTTGGGCATATAAAAACGAATTTGATGCTGCACCAGGAACTTCTGACTTTGCTACTGGATTAAATGCATCTAATGACGAAGTACACGTTGCTGTTATTGATAAAGGAGGCAAATTTACTGGCACTCAAGGCACAGTGCTTGAAAGATATGCTTTTGCATCATTAGGCTCTAATGCTAAAAATGCTGATGGAACTACTAATTATATAAAAGATATAATTAACACCAGATCAGATTTTGTTTGGCAAGTAGACTTCGATTCAGATTTTAGAAATACATTAGGCGATAAAGCTGCAGCTGGCACTTCAATTGACAGTGGCGATAACTTTGCAAAAACAACTGGTACTCTTAATACAGACATTGATTATAATTTTGCTGGAGGTGTTAATGTTTCAGCATTATCAACTGCTAATATTTTAGCGGGTTATGATCTTTTTGAAGATAAAGATCAAGTTGAAATTGATTTTTTAATTGGACCAGGATCTGTAAGTAGAACAGATATAACAACAATCGTTAATGATTTAGTTAACACTACTCAGTCACTAAGAAAAGATTGTGTTGTTGTTGCTTCACCTGCAAGAAACGACGTTATTAATGTTAATAATACAGATACTGCAGTTGCAAATATTGTAGCTACAGCAAATACTCTAACTAAGTCATCATATTTAATTTTTGATGGCAATTATTTAAAAGTTTATGATAAATATAACGATCAATATATTGATATACCTGCTAACTCTTCAACTGCAGGAATCATGGCAGCTACAGATTTAAATA